AGAGGGGGGCGGGGCCGTAATGCACCCGACCCCGTGTACGGGTTCCCAAGGCTCCTGGCCTGCGGCGAGTCGTTGGCCGGCCGGGCGTCGTTCGATCGTTTCGCCCTGACGCCCTGGTGGCGCTTCGCGGAGCGTCGTCGTTTCCAGCCCTCTGCGCGCCCCGGTGGTGTGCTCTGACCCTGGAGGTCGTTATGGGTGCACGCGGACCTATCCCGAAGCGTTCCGAGGAGCGCCGTCGCCGCAACAAGGACGACGGTCCCGAATTGATCCAAGCTGCGTCGGGGCAGCCCGATGGGCTGCCGGACCTGCCCGAGCCGAGTCCCCGGTGGGATCCGATCGCGACGGATTGGTATCTCTCGCTACGCCAGTCCGGGCAGGCCGCGTTCTACGAGCCGTCGGACTGGGCGGTGGCCAGGTACGCCGCGGAACTGATGTCGCGGGTGTTGGATTGCTCCGAGCGCGGGCCGAACGGTCAGCTCGTTGCTGCCCTCAACTCGGTCATGTCGTCGCTGCTCACAACCGAAGGCGACCGTCGGCGTGCCCGCATGGAGCTGGAGCGGAAGAAGCCGGCCGGGGCGAAGCTGGCCTCGGTGAGCCCGCTGGATTCGTACCGTGACATCGCAGGCGGCTGACGAGCAGGTTCCGGACGTCGTCGAACCCTTCACGCTCGGCCCGACGTGGGAGCGCGGTCCGGACGGGAAGTTCATCCTGCCCGAGTACACGCTGGGCTGGCACTGTCTGGCGTGGACCAAGACGTACCTGCAGCACTACGTTGGGAAGCCGTGGCAGTACACGCCCGAGCAGGCTCGTCTGACCCTGTGGTGGTACGCGATGGACCCGGCGACGAACCGGTTCCTGTACCGGGACGGCGTCATACAAAGGCTCAAGGGGCACGGCAAGGACCCGCTGGTTGCGACGTACTCGGCCTTCGAGTTTGTCGGCCCATGCCGCTTTGACCAGGTGGCCGACGAGGGCAACGAGTGGGGCGTCCCCGCAGGGCAGCCGTTGGGGGCTCAGCATCCGGCGGCGTGGGTGCAGATCGCTGCGGTGTCGCAGGACCAGACCCGGAACACGATGACGCTGTTCCCGCTGATCTTCTCGAAGCGGGCGCTCGAGGAGTACCGGATTGACCTCGGTAAGGAGATCATCTACGCCGACAAGGGGCGCGCCCGGATCGAGGCTGTGACGTCGTCGCCGCGCGCTTTGGAGGGCGGCCGGCCGACGGCAGTCAATATGGGGGAGACCCATCACTGGCTGGAGTCGAATGGCGGCCACGAGATGGCGGCCGTGATTGAGCGGAACTCGACCAAATCCGCGGACGGTCAGGCCCGGTCGCTGGCGAATACGAATGCGTTCGAGCCGGGTGAGGACTCGGTGGCTGAGCGGACTCGGGATGCCTACGAGGCAGTCGAGGCCGGCCGCGCTGCGGACGTGGGGCTCTTCTATGACTCGCTGGAGGCTCCGCCCGAGGCGAAGCTCACGGAGGCGTGGATCGAGCCGACGCTGCGTGCGGTGCGCGGAGATTCGACGTGGCTGGACATCGGCAGGCTGAAGGCTTCGATCCTCGATATCCGTAATCCGCCGAGCCGGTCGCGCCGCTTCTGGTACAACCAGGTCGCTGCGGCTGAGGACGCGTGGCTGTCCCGCTATGAGTGGGACGCCTGCAAGGGCGAGGGCCTGCGGTTGGAGGACGGCGATGAGATCGTCATGTTCTTCGACGGCTCGAAGTCGGATGACGCTACGGGGCTTGCAGCCTGTCGCATGTCGGATGGTTTGGTTTCCGCGCTGGGCGTGTGGCAGAAGCCGGCGAACTGGCCGTCACCGAACACGCCGGGTTTCGTGCCGTGGCAGGTTCCGCGTGACGATGTGCATGGCGCTGTCGAGAACGCGTTTGCCCGCTTCAAGGTGTTGGCGTTCTTCGCTGACCCGGGCGGCGGCAAGGACGATGCCGACGGCGAGATGTACTGGGATTCGTACATCGACCTGTGGGGTCAGACCTGGGGTTCGAAGCTTGCCCTTCGTGCCGTGCTGTCTGGGCCGAAGGCGCACGCCGTGCGCTGGGATATGCGTGGCGACTCGCGAAACCAGGAGACGTTCACGGAGGCGGTGAAGCGGACGCACGCCGACGTGCTGCAGCGGCAGCTGATCCATGACGGCCATAAGGCGCTGCGCATCCACGTGATCAATTCCCGTCGGCGAACGAACCGCTGGGGCGTGACGATCGGTAAGGAGCACCGTGCTTCCGCACGAAAGATCGACCTGGCGGTGTGCATGGTCGGGTCCCGAATGCTGCGTCGCATGATCCTCAACTCGCCGAAGCGGGCCAAGAAGAGAACACCAGGTAAGGGCAGGGTGGTGGTGCTGCGGTGACTGTCACGATCCCGGATCTGCCGTTGGTGTATCTGTCGGACGACGAACTTGCGTTGATCAGTCTGCTTCGTGCGGACATGATGCGTGACCGGTACGCCTTGCTTCTGCGGGACGCGTATTTCAACGGCGAGCAGCTGGTCCGGGACCTGGGCATCAGCATTCCGCCGCAGTTGAAGGGCCTGCATACGGTTATCGGCTGGCCGCGGGTGGGTGTGGAGTCCTTGGAGGAGCGTCTCGACTTGGAGGCGTTCCGGTGGGCGGACGGATCGGACTCGTCGGAGCTGGCGGAGATCGCCGATGCCAACGATCTGTTCGACGAGGCGAGCCTCGCCCACTTGGACTCCCTGGTGTACGGCCGCGAGTATCTGGCGGTCGGCTCGGGGGACTGCGGGGCGGACGACTGTCCGCCGTTGATCTCAGCCGAGTCGCCGCTGGACATGACCCTGATGTGGGATGCCCGGCTGCGGATGGGTACGGCGGCGTTGCGGGAGTGCCAGGCTGACGGGTTCGTCGAGTCGGGCCCTGAGGAGCGGATGATCGTCCTCTATCTGCCGGATCAGACGATCACGGCCCTGCCAGCGTCTTCGGGAGGATGGCAGGTCGTCGACCGCGATATCCACAATCTTGGCGTCGTGCCGGTGGTCAGGATGGCGAACCGGCAGCGGACCGCGGACCGGGTGGGCAAGTCGGAGATCACGCCCGAGGTCATGTCGATCACGGATGCCGCTTGCCGGCGCCTGATGGGCATGGAGGTTGCGGCCGAGTTCTTCGGCGCCCCGCAGCGCTACATCCTCGGCGCGTCCGAGAGTGCGTTCCAGGACGCGGAGGGCAACGCCAAGTCGGCGTGGGAAACGTACATCGGCCGGGTGCTCGCCTTGGAGCGGGACGAGGACGGGAACGTTCCGACGGTGGGACAGTTCGCGGCCCACGATCCGACTGCGATGACGCGGATCATCGACTTGTACGCGCGGATCATGTCCAGCCAGTTCGGTCTGCCGCCGCACATGCTCGGCTACACCACCGACAATCCGGCATCCGCAGACGCGATTCGGTCCACCGAGGCGAAGCTGGTGAAGCGGTCGGAGCGACGGATCCGCAGGTATGGGGCGGCGTGGCAGCAGGCGATGCGACTGGCCTTGTGGGTGCGAGACGGTGAGCCGCCGGAGAAGACTCGTCGGATCGAGACGGTGTGGCGGAACCCGGCGACGCCGACGGTGGCTGCCCAGGCGGACGCCACGGTGAAGCTGGTGCAGGCCGGCATCCTGCCTGCCGACTCCGATGTCACGCTGGAGATGGCTGGCCTGTCTGAGGGGCAGCGGCAGCGGGTTCGAGCGGATCGGCGCCGGGCGGGTGCGGCTTCGACTGGTGGTCGGTTGCTCGACCGTCTGGCCGCTCTGAACGAACAGCCGACTGCGTCTCTGCCGGATGTGGTGGAGGTCGACGGTGGCGACGACGGTCTCTGACGGTGGCCGTGATGCGGACCGCTACCGTGCCGCGCAGCGTGGCCTGTCCCGGATGCTGGTACGGGATGTGCGCGGTCTTAGGAGGCTGATCATTTCGTCGCGCTTGCGGACGTCGGTTCCTGACTGGATTGCCGCGATACAGGCGGTTGTTGACCAGTACGCGCAGACGTCGGCCGCGCTGGGCGCGGAGTTCTATGACGCTCAGCGGGACGCTGCCGGGGTGACGGACCCGTTCGCGGTGCCGGTTGCCGATCCACCACCCGAGGAACGCACCGAGGCGAGCCTGCGGTGGGCGACGAAGGATGTATGGGAGCGAGATCCGGACGTTGCGACACCGGCCCAGCTTGAGCCTCTGGATGTCCGCTTGGACCAGGCAGAGAAGAAGGCCGAGCTGGTCGTGCAGAAGCTCGTCGCCGACACGGGCCGGGCCACGGTGCTGGATGCGGTCCGGCAGGATCGGCAGGCGACTGCTTGGGCGCGTTCGGCGGCCCTGGGCGCTTGCGCCTTCTGTAAGTTGATCGCCAGCCGTGGCGCTGTGTTTGCGCAGGACACGGTTCGCTTTGAGGCTCACGATGGCTGCCACTGCGGCGTGATCCCCGTCTTCAGAGGGCAGCGCTTCGAACCGTCCCCGCAGGCAGCGGAGTGGGCGCGGTTGTACCAGGAGTACGCCGCGGGCCACTCCGGCAGCCAGCTGGCCCGCTTCCGGCGGGCGCTCGCCGAACACGACGTGAACCCCCTCCCGGGTTCCTTCTGATCACAGGTCGCCCTGGTGGCGACCTTTCCCTTTCCACAGCCCCTGGAGGGCCGATTCGTCATGCCTGAAGAGACCGAGATGACTGAGCAGCAGGACACCGGCACCGAGGAGACCGTCGAGGAGACGGCGACCGAGGAGGACGGCGCCGAGACCACGGGCGACGCCCAGGAGGCGGACGCTGGCGGCGAGGAGAAGCCGTTCGACCGGAAGCAGGCCGAGGCGAAGATCCGGAAGGCGAACTCGGAGTCGAAGAACCTCCGTGAGCGCCTGAAGAAGGCTGAGGCGGCTGCCGCCGAGCTGCAGGCCATCAAGGATGCGGAGAAGTCGGATACGGAGCGGCTCACGGACCAGCTGGCCGCGGCGAACGAGCGGGTGGAAAAGACCCGCCAGCACCTGGTGAAGACCAAGGTGCAGGCCCTCGCCGGAGCCGCATTCGCGGATCCCGAGGACGCTGTCGGCGCACTCGAACTCGACTCGTACATCGACTCGGACGGCGACATCGACGAGTCCGCCATCGAGGCGGATCTCCAGGCGCTATTGGAGCGCAAGCCGCACTGGGCGAAGACCCAGCCCCCGGAGGGCCCGCGGCGTCCCGCACCGGATCGCACTCAGGCGTCCGGCGCCAACAAGAAGCAGGCCCCCAACCCTCGCGACGAGTTCGCGGGATGGCTGAGTTCGAAGCTCACGTAGCTTCGGGAGAAGAGACATCATGGCGGTCACCGCCCCCCTGACACTGGCCAATGTGGATGGTGCGCTGCTGTCGCGCACCATCACGGCTCCGATCTTCGAGAAGTCCGTCGAGGCGAGCGCGGTCATGCAGCTCGCGCGCCCGGCTCCGCTGGCTTTGGACGCGACGACGTCCGTGCCGATCCCGATGGACGTTCCGGTCGCCGACTGGGTTGGCCAGGCTGCGAAGAAGCCGCTGTCCACGGGCGGCGTCGACGTGAAGCAGATGCAGGCCAAGAAGGTCGCGGTGCTGATTCCGGTCGCGATGGAGGTCGCGAAGACCAACGCGGGCGGCCTGTACGACCAGTTGCAGAAGGACCTGCCGACGGCGTTCGCCCGCGCTTTCGACCACGCGACGATCCACGGCAAGACGATGAAGGGTGCAACCGGACCCTTCACCGAGTACCTCGCCGCGACCACGAACTCGGTGGCGCTCGGCACGGCCGCGCAGGCCGACGGTGGCATCTGGGCGGACTTCGTCAACGGCATGGCCGAGGTCGTCGACGACGACTGGGACTACACCGGAACGGTCGCAGACCACCGTCTGAAGCCGTCCCTGCTGCTGGCCACGGACACCACGGGCCGGCCGATCCTGGTGGACACACAGACGCCGGGCACGAACATGGCGGCGGCGGGCACGCTGATCGGTGAGCCGCTGGCGTACTCGCGGTCGGTGTCGGGGAAGCAGCGCCGGCAGTCCACGTCGACCAACACCGGGCTGCGGGCGATCGGCGGCGACTGGAGCCAGGCGGCCTACGGCGTGGGCATGGACATCACGGTGCGAATCTCCGACCAGGCCACCTACGTGGATGAGGAGGGCGGCGTCCACTCCGCGTTCCAGGAGAACCTCGTGCTCATCCTCGCCGAGGCGTACTACGGGTTCGTCCTCGGTGACGTGGATGCGTTCGTGAAGTTCACCGGCACCCCTTCGGGGTCCTGATGGCCAGGGCTGTCCCGGCTTCCGCGCCGGGCGGGGCAGCCAAGCCCCTGAGGATCGTCGCCCGGGTCCACGCCATGCCCCCGGAGCACAATGCGGGCGCCGAGCACATGCTCGTGTCGATGCTGCGTCCTTTGGTGGAGCGCGGGCACGACGTGTCGGTGTGGTTGTCCCGCTACGGCAGGGCCCACCAGGAGTACGAGTACCACGGGATCCGGGTGTTGCCGTTGGAGTCGCGCCTGGACTTCCCGTCTGCGGTGCGGCGGGCGGACGTTCTGCTCGCCCATCTGGAGACGGTGCCGCCGACGGCGTCGCTGGCCCGCGGGTATGGGAAGCGGCTGGTGGTGGTCTGCCACAACACGCACCGTCCGACGTTCCGGGATATGGCTGCTGGCGGAACCTCGCTGGCGGTCTACAACAGCCTGTGGATGGAGCGGGAGGCGGAGCTGTTCTTCGCCGAGTACCCGAAGTCGATCCGGCCCGAGTCGTCGATGATTGTGCGTCCGCCGGTGTTCGCCGACGAGTACGCGACGAAGCCTGGGAAGGCTGTCACGTTGGTCAACTGCAATCCGGAGAAGGGCGGCAAGGTTCTCAGGGCCTTGGCCGAACGCATGCCGGATCAGCAGTTCCTCGCCGTGAAGGGCGCCTACGGCGAGCAGATCCTTCCGGATCTGCCGAACGTCGAGGTCGTCGAGCACGTGCCCGGTGAGGACATGCGAGAGAGGGTGTATGCCCGCACTCGTGTCCTGCTGATGCCTTCGTCCTACGAGTCGTGGGGACGGGCCGGCTGCGAGGCGCTGGCCTCCGGTATCCCCGTCATCGCCCACCCGACACCTGGGCTGTGCGAGTCGCTCGGCGAGGCCGGGATCTTCGTGGACCGCAACGATGTGGCCGGCTACGAGGCGGTGCTGCGGAAACTGAAGACGCCGGCCGAGTACCGGCTGGCGTCGAAGCGTGCGAAGGCCCGCTCGGTGGAGCTCGATCCTGCCACCGATCTGACGGCCTGGTGTTCCGCCCTGGAGTCGATGGCCTGAGAGGAGGCACGCGATGGCGTTCGTGGCTCCCACCGTTGAGCAACTCGGTCTATACCTCGGGCTCGATGAGATCGACGGCGATCGTGCGGACCTGCTGATCGCGTCGGCGATCTCGCTGTGCCAGACGGTCGTCAAGCCGCTGCCCGAGGGTGCGGAGGCGGTGGTTCTGTCGGTTGCGGGCCGCGCCTACGTGAATCCACAGCAGGTGTCCTACGAGACGATCCTC